TGTTCACCAAGATGGAGACTTATGTGGACTTTAAACATGCTAGAATGATTTGTGGCCGTGTTGATGCTTCAAAACCAGTCAACGGTCCGTGGATTAAAGCCATAGAGCATGTTATGTTCACTATGAAGTTCTTCGCGAAGTTTGTCCCTGTAACTGATCGCCATCAGTGGATAAAAGAATTAATGAATGATCCTCGTGTGAAGAAGTTTTTGGCGAATGATTTTAGTTCCTTCGAGTCCAGTTTGGGTTTTCTTAGTAAGCTGGTTGATTTGGAGCTTTATGATCAATTATTCGCACGAGAAATCGGAAATGTCTTAATCTTACTCCATGGTTGCAATAACCATTTAGTGAGTGAACACTGGGATATCAGGATGCCAGAGCCAATTCGGTGCTCCGGTGATTCTGACACATCCCAGAGCAATGGTTGGTTGAATTTAGTCTTCCTTACGACGCAGATGTGTTTAGTCATGTATCATCTTGATCACAGGATTTCATCAGGTATGACCCTGGATCAGGCACTTGACGACATGGCCTCTGGAGTTTGGAAGGCGCAGTTCAATGTTCCATTGGAGGAGAAAGTGGATGAATGTTGGCCCCGTGGAGTTGAAGGAGATGATAGTATCTTCGGTGTGCCAGAGTTTATTCCCGACGCTTTCTTTGAGATGGGCGCTTATGGTCTGAAAGCTAAAGTTGAGTCATTTGCAACAGCAGGTGAAGCAAGTTTTTGTGGGAATGTTTTTTCAGATTCTATGCAACAGATCACAGATCCAATACATGTGATTTCGTCAATTGCATGGACCCATTACAAGTATCATCGAGCTAGTGCTCGCACCAAGTTCACATTGTGGATGAGTAAGATTTTCAGTTATGCTGCGCAGTATCCGAGCTGCCCAGTTGTCTGGAAGTTGTGTGAGTACTGGATATCCAAAAATAGGGGTTTTGTGGTGCCACAAGCACTCATGAGACTTTGGAATGAACAGGTTCTACCGTTTCGTGCTGTAGATCTGTTCCCTTCAGAACCTACGATGGACACCCGTATGCTCTGTGAGAAGAAATTTGGTCTCAGTATTGAAGCTCAGCTTCAAGCTGAAGACTATATTTCACGAACTGGACAGTTGCCGGATTTATCCGAGTTCTGTCCGGACCCATATCGGCGTGCGTGGGAGAAATATGTCTGCAGGGGGGATGGTGATGTTCGTGATGCATTCACGCATCATCACACCCTGCAAGACATTATTGACGAAGTCAACTCACGCATTGATAAAGGACTTTTGTCCGAAATGACCATCCCGATTGCTGCATAAGCTAGTGGGGTGGTCCTCTATATGTCCCTGTATGGGCGTGGACCAGTTGGAAAATATTGGCCATGTTCTTGCATGGCGCTGTGGCGCCATGCAGTTAACCTGTCGGGCTCTAAACGAACCCGTCTTATAGAGGTATCAAATCAGTAGTTTTTAACCAGATTATTTCCTGACCTGGTGAAGTCTAGATGTTCTTAGCACACATGGCCATCGGGTTTGTGTGTGTGTAGTCTAAGGCAGCACTCTGTGGAGTGTAGGGAGTCT